GAATGTGGTGGACCGCCACCTGCAAAAACGTTATATCCGGACAACCGGTGCAAGCATCAAAAGGCGCGGTACTCATGACCTGATGAACTGCATACGTACCGATTTGCAAAAAAATCCGGAAGGCACGCTTTACGCATACAAATTTGACATCCGGAGGTTTTATGACAATGCGCGGCAGGACTTTGTTATGTGGTGCTTCCGGAGGGTGTTCAAGGACAAAAGGCTGTTGGTCTTGTTGGAGCGGTTTGTTAAGCTGCTGCCGGAAGGTATCAGTTTCGGACTGCGCAGTTCACAAGGGGCAGGAAATCTGCTTCTGTCTGTATTTTTAGACCACTATCTGAAGGATAAGTACGGGGTTCGTTATTACTATCGCTATTGCGATGACGGACTGGTACTCGGTAAAACGAAAGCGGAATTGTGGAAGATTCGTGATGCTGTTCACGGGCAAATGGGAAAAATAGACTTGGAAATAAAGCCGAATGAACGGGTGTTCCCTGTGGAAGAAGGCATTGATTTCCTTGGCTATGTTATCCGTCCCGACTATGTAAGATTGCGGAAACGCATCAAACAGAAGTTTGCCCGGAAAATGCACGAGGTAAAATCGAGAAAAAGACGGCGGGAACTGATTGCCAGTTTCTACGGCATGACGAAGCACGCCGACTGTAATAAGTTGTTTAAAAAATTAACAGGCAAAGAAATGAGAAGTTTTAAAGACTTGAATGTCGCTTACAAGCCGGAAGACGGTAAAAAGCGATTCCCCGGAGTGGTGGTAAGCATCCGGGAACTGGTAAACTTACCCATTGTAGTGAAGGACTTTGAGACCGGTATCAAAACCGAGCAGGGAGAAGACCGCTGTATTGTGGCCATCGAAGTGAACGGCGAGGCAAAGAAGTTCTTCACCAACAGCGAGGAAATGAAGAATATTCTCGCACAAGTAAAGGAAATGCCGGATGGTTTCCCGTTTGAAACGACCATCAAGACAGAGACATTCGGCAAAGGTAGAACCAAATACGTGTTTACATGAGAAGAGTTGAAGGAAGTTCCGGGGTTTCGCTGATGGAATGCACGAACCCGGTTAAAGACAAATGGCGCATCCGATGGGATGTGCAGGAAAAAGAGAACGGCTCTGCCTCCTACATGGAAGAGGAGTTCGGGCATAAGCCTACTGATGAGGAAATCCACACATTGGTTATGTCCTGGTATAACAGCCAGACTGATGCGGCTATCCTATCCGGATTCGCCTATAATGGTGCCCATGTATGGCTTTCTGTGGAGAACCAGTACAACTATAAGGCAGCATACGATTTGGCCGTTCAGACGGGCGGAGAAACCCTGCCAGTGACGTTTAAGTTCGGTTCGGATGAACAACCGGAATACCATACTTTTACTCAGTTAGAAGAACTGAAAGATTTCTATACAAAAGCAGTAGGATTCATTCAGACAGTTCTGGCTGAAGGCTGGGAAAAAAAGGACAAGTTCAATTTGGAATTATATCGGATTGAGTGATTGACAATCCCTTCGGGGGAGGGATAAAAAAAGCCCCCGGCCTGTTAATATAGACGCCAATCATTTATTAACACAAAACGCCACGAGAGTGCGCGACCGGGGGCAATGCCCTCTGCCGCACTCTCGTGGCGTTTTTACGCATTAAATAAATGATTGGCATTGCAAAAGTACAAAAATGATTGGATATGACATTGTTTGAAGCACTTAAATTTAACAGAGAACCGCTTGAAATGCTTATAAGTTTGGGCGGCAAGCAGGATGACCTTCGATTCATAGACTTATATACGGAGTATGAGGTCATGAAAAAACAAGGTGAAAAGACCACTTATGCAGTGGCGTTTTTGGCAAATAAATATTCGGTAAGCGAACGTAAGGTGTATGATGTTATCAAACGGTTTGGAAAGCACTGCACGCTCGGTGCAGTGTGATTGATGTGCCGGGGATGCCTTGTGTTGTCCGGTAGAGCTACCTTTGTACAACCAAAAATAAAGCTCATGAATAAGTATTACCAGACATTAGACAAGATACTCCAAACGGGCAAAATCCAGACCAATAGGAAAGGGCGTATCAAGTATCTATTAAACGAAAGGCTCATGCTAACCCCCGCTGATTTACTTGACATATTTGAAAGCCACGGGATAGCCAGGAAAAAGCTGAAAGAGGAATTGAAACTGTTTATGCAAGGAGTCCGGGATGTGGAAAAATACAAAGAGGCAGGGATTACCTGGTGGGATTATTGCGGCCATACCCTTGTAAACAGCTATCCAACTTACTTTGAAAAGCTTCCACCCCTCATAACCAGGATTAACCGGGAAAAGCGCAACAGCAAGAATTATGTCCTGTTTCTTGGAGAAACCGGGGTGGAAAGCAACCAGGCACCCTGCCTGAGTCTTGTGCAGTTCCAAATTGATGAGGGAGAATTGGTGCTATCTGCATATCAGCGTAGTTCTGATGCGAACCTTGGGCTTCCGGCTGATATTTATCATCTTTATCTGATGGCAAGGCAGGTGGAGCTTCCCCTGAAGTCCATAACCCTTGACCTTGGAAATGTGCATATATATGAAAATAACATTGACCGGACTCTGGAACTGTTATCCGGAGTTGAAAACATTAAATTTGACTTGAACGTATGAAGAATATGAATTTATCTGCACCACTGCCATTTGTAGGCCAAAAAAGAATGTTTGCTAAAGAGTTTATTAAAGTTTTGGAACAGTTCCCTGAAGATACCGTGTTTGTGGACTTGTTTGGCGGTTCCGGACTTCTTTCGCATATAGCCAAAAGAAGCAAGCCCGATGCTACTGTTGTCTACAATGACTTCGACAACTACCGGTTCAGACTGAAAAATATCCCACAGACAAATAAACTGCTTGCCGATATTAGGGAGCTGGTGGGTAATTCGATACCCAAACATAAACCAATTAAAGGGGAACTTAGAGAACGCATTTTTAAACGTATCGAGGAAGAAGAACTAAATGTTGGGTACGTGGATTTTATAACCTTATCATCCTCACTTATGTTCTCCATGAAGTATAAATTGTCTGTAGCCGAAATGCGCAAGGAAGTCCTTTATAACAACATTCGCAAGACCGGTTATCCGGAGTCTTCTGACTACTTAAAAGGGCTTGAAATTGTATCATGCGACTACAAAGCAGTATTCAACCAATATAAGGATGTTCCCGGAGTCGTCTTTTTAATTGATCCGCCTTATCTTTCCACTGATGTTGGTACGTACAATATGTATTGGCGCTTGTCTGATTATTTGGATGTTTTAAAGATACTCGAAAAGCATTCCTTCGTTTATTTCACATCCAATAAATCCTCCATACTTGAACTGTGTGAATGGATTGGAGCAAACAAAACCATTGGCAATCCTTTTGAGGGTTGTACAAAAAAGGAATTCAATGCCCACATGAATTATTCTGCCGAATATACAGACATGATGCTGTATAAGAAACAGGAAAAATTAGTTCATAAAACAGCTGCTTAGCACTGAACAAAGATACAATTTTTCAAGTAGAAGGCCAAACTTTTGAGCCTTATTTTAATGCCGTTATAAAGCCATTTTTTATGAAATTATAAAGCCGAAACAGAGGTCATTACAAAACTTTTGTTTCGGCTTTTTGAGTGTTGCGCGCTTTCCTTTTTTGAACGCTTCGTTTTGTCCTTTTCCCTGAAAATCGAACGCTTCGTTTCGGATTCTGCGGAAATTTGGATTTGCGGATTATAGTTCTAAGTTTAACCAGCAGGGCGAAAGCCCTGCATAATCCCACACACGATTATGAATACATATTACAAATTTTGTCCAAACGTATTTCTTGCTAAATGCGATGCTAAGCATGAAAAAGGTGAAACCATTCTTGTAACCACCAAATACGGCAAAGAGAATGAAAGCATTGTGTTTAATCTGATATTTGAACGTGACGGATTCTTCTATTCTCGATAGTTCGCGCTGATGGATTTAATGTTCAGGAATGGGCGAAGCGAAGAGCTGAACGCCGGTTGGATTGGGCTGCCACTGCAGAACGAAAGAGTGAAGAATACTTCAAAGCGTCGAATAAAGACAGCGATTTTCTCTCGTTGGGTGAACCTATTAAAATCGGCCATCATAGCGAAAGACGACACAGAAAAGCCATTGAAGATGCCTGGAATAATATGGGCAAGAGTGTAGAGTTTGACGAGAAAGCCAGAGAGCATGAAAGAATAGCTCAGTATTGGGCAAACAAGGCTGATACTATAAACCTTTCAATGCCTGAAAGCGTGGACTATTATGAGCATAAGTTAGCAGTAGCTAAAGAGTACCATGAGGGGATGAAATCCGGCAAATATCCACGTGAGCACTCATACTCTTTGACGTATGCAAAGAAAGCGGTAAACGAAGCTCAAAAGAATTTTGATTTGGCAAAGAAACTTTGGTTATAAATCCGGTAGCCTTCGGGCTACCACTATTTGAGATGGTTATGAAAAGAGAAAAGTTAACGGTTAAAGCATCAGATGTAAGAAGCATAAAAATGAGCGTAAATCCGCCCAAAGTGGTAGTGGATGCAGGTTATAGAGTGATTCATGACGGTGAAATAAAATGCTGGGTAGGTATAGGCTGGTTGACCGAAGGCAGAGCGACAAAGAGTGACTACTATAAGATACCAGAAGTTGTAAACGGATAATACGGCTATGAAAGAGAAAGAAATCCTGCAAGAAATAATAGAGTGGCTGGGTAATGATACCAGCTACTTGTCTACAAGAACAGACTATGCTAGAGGTTATAAAGATGGCATAGATCGTGCAAAAGAGATAGTAGAATCTATCATCAATGAACATGATTCAGATTTATTAGCAAACAATTAGCGGATTGTTTCGTATGTATTGAATTGTTATTCAAAATTGTCTTCATAATTGGGTATCTTTGTATAGATACCATCGCGGGGTAGAGCAGTGGTAGCTTGCTACTTTGACTTGGTAGAGGTCGCGTGTTCGATTCACGCCCCCGCAACTAACATTTAAAAATTACACGATTATGGAAATACTTACGCTTATCATCAAACAGAAGTTCTTTGACGAAATCTTGTCGGGCAAGAAAACACAAGAATTCAGAGAAATCAGACCTACAACCCAGAAGAAATACTGCCAGCTTGACGCTGACGGATATTGTGTCGAGAAAGACGGTATTTTGCAGCCTAAGCGTTACGATGCCATCCAGTTCTTTGTAGGCTACAATAAAGACAGGGCCAGCGCACTGGTAGAAGTCAAAGGCGCAAAGATAGAACTGTTTGAAGATGAGAATCACAATCTTATCGAATACACCTATCAAGGTGAGATATACTTGGCCGCACAGGTCGTTTATGACCTTGGCAGAGTGATAGAAAAGCATGTTTAACCCTTTAAAACTTGTTGTTGAGTCAGAACAAACAGAAGTACATTTTCAACGAGCAACTACCGTGGGGGCCGCACTGGATTGACAGACCCGAATACAGGTAGAACCTCTCAGGGCGGTAGATATATCACCCGCCGCCAGCAGTATTATAACGTCCGCACAGGACTTGGTATGAGTGGCGGATAATGACACTGCAAGAAAGGACATACAGCCATATTGACCTCGTCAGACAGAATACTGACGGGGTTTTGCTGTTTCTGTCGCTGGGTAAGGATTCTTTGGTATTGCTGGACATGATCTATCCGAAGTTTGATAGAATAGTCTGCGTGTTCATGTACTTTGTCAAAGGTTTAGAGCACATCGAAAGATGGATTGGATGGGTAAAAGCCAAATATCCGAGGATAGAGTTTGTTCAGGTGCCTCACTGGAACCTTACCTACATTCTTCGTGGTGGTTTGTATTGCGTGCCAAACCCGAAAGTGAAACTTTTAAAACTGGCCGATGTGGTGAAGGCCATGCAGCTCAGATACGGACTTTACTACACTTTCCTGGGCATGAAGAAGGCCGACGGCATGAACCGCCGCCTGATGCTGAAAGGCTATGAAGCCAATGGGTATGAGAACAACGGAATGTGCTATCCTCTGGCAGATTGGACGCAGAAGGACATTCTGTCCTACATGAAGCAGAACAGCCTTCCGGAGCCTGTCAGATATTCGCTGAAGGCCAGTTCGGGTGTAGGCTTTAATCTGGATTGTATGCTATGGATGGAGAAGAACTACCCGCAAGATTTACAGAGAATTTACAAGGTGTTCCCGATGGCTGAGAGAATTCTTTGGGAACATAAAAACAAACAAAATTAATAGGAGGAATGCAGAGTCAGAAGAAAAAGTTTAAATGATATTAATGCTCAAGCTGCAAGATTAAGAGCTCAGCTACAAGGAGCACAACGGTATGCAGATGGAAGTAATAGAGCTGCAAGAATTTCACAAGCAGCCGCACAAGCAAGAAGGGTTCGAGGAATGGGACTTCTTGGAGCAAGAGATTCATCAGGGAAATTGAGGGATAGAACGACTCGGATTGGTACAGGCCGATTCGCTAATGTAAACGGATGATATGGAACTGAGCAAATACATAAAGAGTGAATCGGTGGAACTTAACCGTTCCGCCATTCACTTTGCTGATTATAATCCTCGGAAGTTATCTGAGGAATCCCGTAAGACGTTGAAACGGGGTATCAAGAAGTTCGGGCTGGTTGGAGGTATCGTAGTCAACAAGCGGACCGGATTAACCGTTGTTTCCGGTCACCAGCGTCTGAGCGTGATGGATGAACTGCAGAAGTTTCCGGAAAACGACTACAAAATCCGCGTCGATGTCATTGATGTAGACGAAAAGCAGGAAAAGGAATTGAACATCCTGATGAACAATCCTAACGCGCAAGGTTCATGGGATTATGATGCTTTGGCCCGGTTGGTTCCGGATATAGATTACCAGGATGCTGGCCTGACTGCTGCAGACCTTAACATGATTGGCTGTGATTTTCTTCTCCAGACAGAAGAAGAAAGTTCTGTTGCCGATGCTTTGGAGGATATGATGGCACCTGTCACAGAGCAGAAAGAAGCTGAGAAAGCCGCCAAGCAGATGGAAAGAGCTGAAAAGGTAGCTCACATGAAAGAAGTAAAGCAGCAGGTGAAGAATGCAGCCCAGAAACAGGCACAGGATATGGACGCTTATCTGATGCTTTCCTTTGACACGTTCGAAGCTAAAGCAGCCTTCTGTGAAAGGTTCGGTTACGACCCCTACTCCAAGTTTATCAAGGGTGAGGTATTCGATGAACAGATAGAAAGAATTGAATGACAACATGAAATTTTAGGAGGAAAGCCGAGTTAGAAGAAAAACATATAGTCAGTTGTATCAACAGTCAAGACGAATAATGTACAACGCCGGAAGGCAATACGGGCTTGGTACAGACAGACAAAGAAGTATAAGAGACAGAACGAAGTCTATAATGGAAAGATATGCGGCAAGGATAGATAGCTATTTCTCAAAGAGAGGAATTGATATTTATGGTGATAAGCCTGTTTCTCGCCGCATTTATATGGGCAACAATAATGGATGAAATATGGTAGGGGATTTTATTCTTTGGCTAAAGACGTTTTTTGGGCAGAATCTTTTTTGTATCCATCATTATGTTTGGAAAGGACCATTAGATTTCCGCTATGAAATTTGTGATAAGTGTGGAAAATTGAAAAAGAATTGAATAATTATGAAAGCATCAGAAGAATTTGGTGAGGTTATTGATAGAATAGACAACTTGATAGGAGCATTGGAGTTACCTATGCCTGCAGAGTTTCATGTAAATCAGATGAAGCATGAACTCAGTGAAATATCGGATAAATTGAAACGAGTATACGTCGAAGAAGAGGGTGAAAACCCTTGGGAGGAATAAATGATGAAAAGTGAATCTCAACATAAGAAACATCCAGGAGGAAGAAAGCCAAAATTCGATTATAAGAGTGAGGAATTTCTTTCTCAGGTAGAAACGTATGCCAAAAAGGGATTCACTGACCGGGAAATAGCATTCGCGCTCGGGCTGAATCCGACCTACTTCTACGAAATGAAGTCAAAATATTCGGAGATAACTGACGTATTAGCGCGCGGGCGTGCGACAATCACCGCCGCTGTGCGTGCGAAGTTCCTTGCGATGGCTTTGGGCGGTATCAAGACAAAGAGTACCGTAGTAAGGAAGCTGAAAGACCAAGACGGCAATCTGACCGGCGAAGAAGAACTTCAGGTGAGCGAAAGCGAGCTGGCTCCGAATCTTCAGGCAATGTCAGTCTGGCTGTATCACCATGATGAAGAATGGAGGAAGGTTGAGCGCCGTCAGGACGAAGATGCAGATATTCCAAAGGATATTGACCACGGAATTTCTATTGACTCATGGATTAAAGACAAGCTGAAATGATTGTACCCCAGGCGATATATCATCCGTTATACACCGATAAGGAAAAGTTTATCATTCTCATCACCGGTGGCCGTGGATCGGGGAAGTCTTTCAATGCTTCCACTTTCATCGAGCGGCTTACATTTGAAATGACCCCCGTAGAGAAGATAGTCCACCAGATTCTTTATACCCGTTACACGATGGTATCTGCCGGGATGTCTATCATTCCGGAAATGATGGAAAAGATAGATTTGGACGGAACAACGAAGTATTTCAAGACAACCAAAACCGATATTGTAAACCGGATGACCGGCAGTCGTATCATGTTCCGTGGTATCAAGACTTCTTCCGGAAACCAAACGGCCAAGCTGAAATCAATTCAGGGTATCACCACCTTTGTCTGTGATGAAGCAGAAGAATGGACCAGCGAGGAAGAGTTTGATAAGATCATGCTTTCTATCCGTAAGAAGGGAATTCAGAACCGGATAATCATCATTATGAATCCATGTGACTCTAATCACTTTATCTACAAGAAATACATCGAGAACACTCATCGATTGGTGGAGATTGATGGCGTGCAGGTACAGATATCAACTCATCCCAATGTACTTCATATCCATACTACCTACTTTGACAATATCGAGAACCTTTCTCCTGAATTCCTGAGAGAAATCAAGGAAATGAAGGAGAAGAATCCTGAAAAATACGCCCATGTGGTTATCGGCCGTTGGGCAGATGTAGCTGAAGGTGCCGTATTCAAGAAATGGGGTATAGTGGATGAGTTCCCCATGTGGTGTAAGAAGGTCGGAATCGGGCTGGATTTTGGTTATACTAATGACCCTACAGCAGCTATCCGATGCGGAATAATAGATAATGCGTTGTATCTGGATGAAGTGGATTATCGTACCGGATTGCTTTCGGGAGATATCATAAAGACTTTGCGACCTTGGAATCTTAGAGTGATTGCCGATAGTGCAGACCCACGACTCATTCAGGAAATCAGTAATGGTGGAATTAAGATTTATCCAGTGGAAAAGGGTAGTGGTTCAGTCAATGCCGGTATAGACAAGATGCAAGGTATGGAAATCTTCATCACCAAGCGTTCTTATAACCTTCAACGGGAGTTCAGAAATTATGTATGGGCAAAGGATAAGGACGGAAACTATATCAACGAGCCGGAAGACCACGATAACCACGGCATTGATGCTGCTCGTTACTATGTGCTGGGAGAACTTCTCGGTAGGATTATGAAACCGAAAGACATATCAGGAGTATTTGGACATTAAAAATTAATATATGAGGACCTTAGAAGAAATTTTAGCTTTGCCGGATGTAGAGAGAAAAATCTATTATCTGAAGAAAGGGCGCAAGACTGAGCTTCCTAATGCTCATGCTCTTTATAACGATTGGAACCCAAACAAACATGAAATTGTGATTGATAAAGAAAAGTATCCGAAAATCAAAATCACTACCCAGCCTGAGAAACGGATTACAGACCCGACAACAGGGAAAGAATATGTGGAACCGGCGGTAAGGAAAGAAGTTGATCCGAATCGAATTGCCCTTCCTATCGAGCAGGACATCGTGAACATTCAGACAGCCTTCACAGTCGGAACCGAACCGGTTCTTGATTGTCAGCCGGACCAGTCAGAAGAAAATCTTCTTTCTGCCTTGAAGCAGGTGTTTAAGAAGAACAAGCTGAAATACCAGAATAAGAAAGTCGTTCGGGCATGGCTAGCCGAGCAGGAAGTGGCCGAATACTGGTATGTTGTAAAAGATGATGGTTTTTGGGCAAAACTCAAACGAAATATTTCAGGAATCTTTGGCAAGTCAAAGCCTGAATACCGTCTGAAGAGTGCTATCTGGTCCCCGTTCCGCGGCGACAAGCTCTACCCTTTCTTCAATGATCAGGGTGATTTGGTGGCCCTGTCCCGTGAATACAAGAAGAAAGATCTGAATGACGTGGAGATTACCTGCTTCATGACCATTACCAAGGACATGGTTTACCAGTGGGAACTGACGAGCAGCTGGTCAGACAAAGGTTCATTTGCTCATGGGTTCAAGAAGATGCCAGTAATCTACATGTGGAGACCGGAGGCATACTGCGAGAAGATCAAGAGCCTTCGTGTGAGGCTGGAGAAACTCCTTTCGAATTATGCGGACTGCATCGACTATCACTTTTTCCCGATCCTTATGTTGTTTGGAAATGTGGAGAATTTCTCCGGTGAGTTCAAAAATAGGGTAGTAGAGTTGACCGGCCAAGGAGCAAATGCCCAGTACCTTACCTGGTCCCAAGTTCCCGATACTGTCAAGTTCGAGGTTGAAACCTTACTGAGCCAGATATACGGACTGACCAATACACCGCGTATCTCTTTCGATTCATTGAAGGGTACAGGTAATGCTGTTTCCGGTGTAACCTTTGATTATGTGTTCATGTCAACCCACCTGAATGTGGAAAACCTGAATGAAACAGTCGGAGAATTTATGCAACGGCGTGTGAACTTTCTCATCTCCGCGTTGGGTTCCGTGAATTCCACCCTAGAAGAAGCCTCCGAGACTATTGATGTGGATGTGCAGATGCAGCCATATAAACTGGAGGACATCAAAGACAAGATAGACACTGCTATCAAGGCTAAGGACGGTGAAATCTGGTCGCAGCAACGGGCTATCACCTTTGTGGGGAACGTGGATGCAGTTTTGGACGAGATTGAAGCCATCAAGGAAGAGCAGGCTGAGAAGCAGAAGAACGACATTGAGAAACAGAAACAGCTTTCCTCTCTCAAAAGTTCCAGTAACAAATCTGAAGAATAGGATAATTCAGTCAGAAAAATTACGGGCAATATACAAAACAGACGAATGAAAATCTAAAATATTGACTAATTGAATAGCGGTATCTTTCGAGGTATCGCTATTTTCTGTTATAGTAAAAACATGAATAGATTTTCTTTGCCATTATTCGTTATTTTACTATATTTGCAAAGTAATAAAGTCAGAAACGCTATGAGTTACAAATCAGTTAAAGAGGTTGTAACTATGTTGCTTGACAACGGCTTCATTCTAAAGAGCCAGAAGGGCAGCCACATGAAGTTTGAGAAAGATGGAATAACGGTAGTCGTTCCGAATCATGGAAAGAAAGGCGTTGAGAAAGGCACTTATTACAGCATTATGAGGCAAGCGGGGCTAAAATAGCCCCGGCCTCTTTTCTTAAATTATAAAATGGAGGTCAATATGAGAACTGTAGAAGTGATTGTCGAACATGCTGGGAATAATCTCAGTGCTTACATTGAAGGTGCTCCGGTTATTACTGTCGGTAATAACATAAGAGAAATTGAGGAGAACATGAAGGAAGCCATAGACTTGTATCTGGAGGATAACCTGAACCCTTGTGAGGTTCTCAAAGGAGAGTTCACCTTGAAGTTCAAAATAGACGCGGCCACCTTCATCAATTATTACAGCAGTATCTTTACCAAAGCGGCATTGAGCCGGATAACCGGAATCAATGAGCGCCAGTTGTGGCATTATGCGGCTGGAGTACATAAACCCCGTAAACAGCAGTTGGAGAAGATTCAGAAAGGTATTAACGCACTGACAGAGGAACTGGCAGCTATAAATTTGTTGTGATTATGATAGAAGTTAAAGAACTAAGAATAGGTAATTATGTTCAGCCTAAAAATAATAGTGGCAAAGAGGCTACAATTGGAACTGTATTTGCTATAGGGAGTTATCTAGTTAGCGTTAATGGTAATAATAATCAATACGATTATCATCAAATTGAGCCTGTTCAAATAACAGAAGACATATTGAGTAAATGTAAATTTGTGAAACGAGAATGGGATGATACGGTGGTATATTATAATCCACTGATGGAACTTGATGCTTATTTTCGTTTAAATAGAGTTGGTTATGATGTAGAAGTGAAATATTTACATCAGCTTCAAAATTTATATTTTGATTTAACAGGCAAAGAATTGGAAGTAAATCTATAATACATTAAAATATATTATTTCAGCGTGATTACTCCGGTAGTCACGCTTCCTTTTTGCCTAAAAACGAACATTCTCTTAATTGTTTCGTATCGTTAGCCTTAAAATTTCCCTCTCCCTTTCTCTATAAGTAAATTTACCGTATGAAATTATTAATCAAACTCATACGGTATGACAATCTTTGAACAAATCTTGGCAGGACTGCAACAGAAATTCTCTGGGGTGGACACTGCTACACTCACCCGTATCGCCACAAAGAAGGCTGAGGGTGTAACGGACGAAACGAAGGTAAACTCTATTGTTGAGGGTATCTCATTTCAGGACGTGATGCAAAATTATGGTGATTTCCGTGCAGGACAGGCGCAGACTTCCGCTGTTTCAAACTACGAGAAGAAGCATGGACTGAAAGACGGGAAACCAATCGAGAATCCGAAACTAGAACCACCGAAACCAAACGACCCTCCAAAGCCGCAGGAAACGGACATCGCAAAGATGATTGCCGATGGCATCGCCGCCGGTATCAAGCCGTTTGCCGACAAGCTGGCCAAAATGGAGGAAAATGAAGCGCAGGCGCAGCGCAATTCTCAGATTTCAGCAGTGGCGAAGAAGTATGGTATTCCCGAATTTATGCTGAAAGACCGCAACATTCCTGAGAACACGGACTTAGATACTTATTTCAAGGACATGAAGCAGGATATGTCTAACAACGGGTTTCAGTTCTCCAAAGCTCCTGAAACTGCCGAACAGAAGCAGGAGGAGGAAGCGAGCGAGTTCGCCAAAATGATTGAGGCGGACACAAAATCTATTGTCGAACAACAAAACAAGTAATTTATGTCAGCAGGATTTAAGTATAACATTGAGCCTGAACCGTCCGTCGAAGAACGTTATGACGTTTCTACCGGTGTAAGACGTAGAGGCCCTTACAAGCTGGAAACGACCAACCTTGTTGCTGGTTCATTTCTTCCATCCTTCACTCCGATTGCCGCTGATTTGGTAAAGAAAACCGCTCAGGTGGCCATCCGTGTAGAAGTCTATGAAAAGTTTACCACCGGTTCCAATACCACTTTGAAGATCAAGAAAAACTCTTTGGCTTATGTGGGTATGCATCTGGGTAATGGTTCTCATGGAGCTACCATCAACAGTATTGACAAATCAGACAAAGCTTTCGATAAGTTGACGCTGGCTGCCGACTTTGGCGAAACAGTGGAAGCTGGTACTGTACTCTATGAAGCTACAGCTGTAAGCGGTACTACTCCAAAGGTAGTTGCTAACTCAGCTCTGTACGGAAGAGTACAAGTAGAAGAAGGCGTTGTATTAGTTGCTCTTTTGATGCGAGCATTCGAGATTGAGCCGACTAAGTTGGCTATGCCTTTCTCTGACATTGATAAGGCTAACATGCCGCATTTCCAGTTCAACGCTGCAGGCGTGCAATCCCCGGCTGGTGTTTCGTATGAACTGCCAGAAGCTTCTGATTCTGTGATGGGAGGTATTCAATTAGGATTTTCTCAAAGCGGAAAGAAATATCCAGTAGAATTGGAGGGTGGAAAGGCATATGTAGAAGTTCCTTGGACGGACAATAATACTACCTATCAGGCAGCTAACTCAAGTACCTTGGGATTGGTAAAGCAGGGTGTAAAAGTTGATGATGCAGCAGGTGGTGATGAGAAGGATAAAATTAATGCTCTTCTAGCATCATTGAGAGCTGCAGGTATTATCGCAAGCAAATAAAGAAAGGAGGACTAATATATGATGCTAACTATTCATACTCTGTTTAACGACCCCAATATCGTAAATGCTGTTATCCAGCGCGTCCTTCAGACACGTAAGGATACTATCTACTGGCAGCAGTACCTCGATTTCCGTAGAACGACTACCCGTGTGTTCAAGGACTACATCGGTCAGGTTACTGGTGTGATGGCTGGTTCTATCAACTCTCGTTATGGTGAAAAACCTATCCGTGAACGTAGAAACATTGGTTCGGGATACGGTGAAATCGCTTATCTGGGTGATGCCTACCAGATTTCCATTGACCGTTTGTCAGAACTGCAGGACTTGATTGACAAGTTCAATGCAGCTAAACCTGCCGACCAGGTAGCAGCCATGCAGGAAATTGTGAACTTCATCTACGACGATTACCGCCAGGTACTTTTAGCAGCGCACAAGCGCATGGATATTATCGTAGGTTCACTTCTGATGACCGGAGAAGCAACAGTCAAGAACAAGGACGACAATGCCGGAGGTATTGATCTGCTTAACATTGAATTGCCATTCAAGTTCATTAAGCCTGATACTGGTGCGAAGACGAACTTCATCACCTATTTGCAGCAGCAGATTAATTCACTGAAAGCGGACTATGGTAATTTCCAGAAGATGATCATGTCTCGTGGAACTTTCGTAAAGAATATCATCGGATCGGCTGAGTTTGGTGACAAGTTCAAGATGCAGCTTACAGGAAATGAGATGTATCTTTCAACCGGGTTGATTACCTCTCAACTGGCTTCCCAAGTGTTCACTGGCATCGGGCTTCCGGCCATTGAAATCAAGGAAGATTACGTAAAAGACCAGACCGGAAAGAACGTACAGATTTACACCGACGACCGTATCACCTTGCTTCCGCAGGATAAGGTCGGTTATATGCGTTTCCACACTCCGTACGAAGCAGTGGACGGCGTACCGGGACGTAACTACACCCAGGCAGACGGTGATATGCTTATCTCCGGCTACAAGGATAAGAACGGCCGTTATCTGGAATACACCGCCGAGTGGATTCCACAGATTTCGAATCCGAACCTGATTGTGAACTTTGATTTGTCAACCATGAACGCATGATAGCAAAAGACTACATATCACAGAAGTTTCAGACCTTCGGCATTAACTTGTCGGAGGCTGACCTTTTGGAGATAAGTCTGTCTTCAGGGATAAGCGGAGAGGATGAGATGGGCCCGTCAAACATCGGTCTTGTGTCGGTGGCCATGGCGGAGTTCATCCCCTCTCTATTACTTAGAGCTACTTCTATCAGTGAGAATGGATTTTCTATGTCCTGGAATATTCAAGGAGTAAAAGAATACTATTCTTTCTTGTGTAAGAAGTACGGACTTGAAGACACGTTAAGCGATAAACCTAAAGTCAGATTCTTATGATATTCGCGCCACATACATTGCAGGTTAAGGTCACAATTCCGATGGAAGAAGATGAGTTCGGCCGGCCCATTCCCGGCACCGGTGGAGAAAGCTGGCAGGACGTTTGTAAATGCAGGTGTGATGATAATTCGACCAAAGAGTTTACTTCGGAGAATGGCGAGGTGTACCGACCAAATTTCCATGTTGTTTGTGAGAAAAAAATCTCACTGAAGGCTGGTGATGAAGTCAGGTGTATGGACGGTGAGAATATTAGGGGAACTGGAAAGGTTTACATGGTAAAGAATACGAATTATTTTGGTTACTCAGAGATATGGATGTAAAGTTTGATTTTTCGGACGTGGATGGCTTTTTCGACCAAGGTTATGCCGAAGTGAAAGCCGTTGAGGATAAGGTCGGAAAGGAAGCTGTCGATTATGCAGTGGAGCATGGAAGTTATCAGAACCGGACCGGCACACTCCGTAAGTCAAACAAGTATTCAGTTCAGGATGACGGCTTGGAGTTGAGGAATGAAGCCGAATACGCTTCGTTCGTGGAATCCAAAGGTTACGAAGTCTTGACTGGTGCAGCCATATATGCTGAGAAGCGATTAAAGGAGGACATCAAATGAAGAAATACATTGGAACAAAACAAGTAGAAGCAGAACCTATGACTATGGGTAATGCTTATAGTAAAGGATTTCTGCAAGCTGGCAAAGTTCCATCGGAAGCCGAAAAGGATAAAGCTGGCTATCATGTGAAGTACAAAGACGGTTATGAAAGCTGGTCGCCGGCAGAACCGTTTGAAGCTTCGTATCGTGAAGTGTTGGAAGAAAGTGAAAATATGTGCTTCGGTGATGCTATTGAAGTCCTGAAACAAGGTGGTGCAATCCGAAGAACAGGCTGGAACGGTAAAGGATTGTTTGTTATCAAACAAGTTCCAGCGCATATTGATAGCAACATCATTCCGAAAATGCAGTCACTTCCACAGTCAGCCAAAGACCTTATTCTGAAAGGTAAAGGCTTTATCGACTACACAAGTCAATGTCTTATCTACAATGAGAGTACTGGTCAGGCAGATTCGTGGGTACCATCCATCAGTGATGTATTTGCAGAAGATTGGGAGATTGTACAATGATAGTAACTACCGACATAGCGAACATACTTTATCGTGATTGCCAGCCTTTCGGTATTGATATTGTCCCCCACGGTAAGAAACTGACAGGAACGATAAAATTCGAAAGGATTGTCATTCACGCTAAAAAGCAGCAGCCAGAGACATACTGGAAGAAGTCTTTTGTTGAGGTGAACCTTTGCGTTCCAGACCTGAAGGAAGGCGAAGCCAACACCATCCGGCTGAATGAGTTGGAAAAACAAGCTCAAGAACGGTTTGATGGCGTAACCGGACGCTATGACGGTACTACCTATCATTATTCCATCGACACAATCGGAACCGAGGAGGACACAGCCTTAAAGTGTCACTATGTGAATGTAAGAATTTTGTTTGAAATTTTAAATGTGAAATAATATGGCAGAAGCAAAGAAAATCACAGCCGTGAATATCAAAAAACTTTTATATGGAGAAACGAGCGAGATTTCCGCGGATTTCACCGGACAAGCTCTGTACACTCTTTTGCAGGGTGACACATTGAAAGAAATTAAAAATATTCATGGCGACACATGGACGCTCGAAGAAGCGGAAGCGAGCCGAACGAACTATAAGAACCAGCTTACTGGCCAGACCTATCGCAGCGACAAGGAGATGGGTGACGTGACCGTCAACTTTACGATTGGAGAGTATGACTACCCTACCAAGAAAGACCTCATGGGAGGTGATGTCATCAACACCGACAAGGGTTGGAAACGTGCAAGGGGCAAGGTAAACATCGAAAAGCTGATTGTTGCCCTGACCGAAGACGACCAGTATTGCGTCATTCCCCGTGCTGACATCGGTGCCCGCGAAGCGACTACCGATAAGGCTATCGGACTTCCGGTGAGTGCTGTAGAACTGGAGCCGAAAGACTCCGCTATCGCTCCGGAATACTGGTTTGACTCAGAAGAGGTCAAAGCAGGTGTTTAATGCCTATCCAATAGGTAAAAATTGAATTCCATAACAGGGGTGGGCTTTATGGCTTCACCCCTTAATTTTTTTATCAGAATGAATCAAGGAGCGAAAATAGTATCAGAATCCATTATCGGAAGTGATTTCAGAACGGTGTTTGTTGCCGGAAAAGCCTACACAGTCTACCCCCCTACTGTCCACAAACTAGCCGGGGCAATCTCCCATTTGTCAGGCGTACAAGAAGCAGACAATTTGAAAGAAGTGCTTCTCTCCCTTGGAGAAAGTAAAGCATATAGCAAAGCCCTTTCCTGGCTGATTACAGGCGATGAAAGTCTGGGTGAAGAACTAAGCAATGGAACATTGGACGAAGTTGTGGATGCCTTGGATGAAACACTTTCAATGGTTGACTCAAAGGTTTTTCTCAAAGCTGTCAGCTTGGCGAGGAACGTAAGTCTGCTGGCAGCGAAACCGAGGTTGTAGGAAATGATACTCTCTTGGGACAGATAGCGTCGTTCATGGAAAATCTGCATCTGTCATACCGGGAAGTGGTCTACGAGATACCGTACAGAAACTTAGTATTAATGCAGCGTGACAAGCTCCATACCGTTACTGGGACAAAGGTTACAAAGGTGAAGGGTAAGGACATGGCTTCGCGCAGAAGAAGAAACAAGAAATAGATATGGCTCTATTAGAATGTTAAAAAGCAACAGAAACGTTACTTTTTTACGTTACAAAGTTTGCTTAATAGTAACGAAAATGTTACCTTTGCATTGTCAATTAAAAGTTCTTTGATTTATGAAGTTTTCAGAGTTTTACAAATTGATTGAGTCAGCAGGCTGGACAATCGAAAAGGGAAAGAAACATCACAAGTATGTTCATCCCGACTTTGACTACTTTATCCCTGTAGGCAGACATCCGGTCAAAGAGATACCTAAAGGTACTCTTGACAGCATGATGAAAAAGGCGGGGTTAAAGAAGTAAAAGAACAGCACCCACTTCGGTGGGTGCATTTAATTGACAAAACTTAAAATACACGATTATGAAGAAGATTCAGGCTATTATTGAAAAAGCAGATGATGGAGGAATCTCTATCTATTCTGAAGATGTAAACGGTGCGTATGGCTTTGGGCTTACAGAACAAGAAGCGAAAGAGGACTTTATTTCTGTTTTAGAGGAACAGGCAGAATATTACAAAGAAAAACATGGTGAATTTCCAAGTTGGTATAAAGCTGGCTATTCTGTGGAGTATGTGTATGACTTAAGTGGATTTTTTGAGGCATTTCCGTTCATCAATGCCAGTAAGTTCGCAAAGGAAATAGGTTTAAATGAATCTGTGATGCGAAAATATAAAGGCAAGATCGTAACAGCTTCCGAGAAACAGAAAGCATATATACAATCCAAATACAATGAAATTCTTAAAAGAATGGAACTTGTCAAGTTTTGATATTCCAGCCGTGAGGCTTTGATATAAATTAAAGAACAAATTGACAATTTGGCGCATCATTATGATGCGCCTTTTTTATTAAAACACTGAAAAACACAAATACGCAACAATAGGTTTATTGTTTGGTATTAATCATCGTAAAAACTGAATATTAATGAATTGAGGTGTAACTTCAAACATTAATATTCAGTTTATAATATATGGCTACACTTGTATTCCGCGTAAGCGCACAATATGATGAAGTTATAAGACTTCGTAATGAGATTAGTAAGCTGGAAGCCCAGTTAAAGAAGATGGACGTAAACAAATCACCCGCAGCCGCCAAGACATTGGAAACTCAACTGGCATCTGCTCGCCAACAAATGATGGGGCTGGTGACCGAGGCGGCCAAAGCTGGTGCTGTGATGGAGAATGATTTGAAGAAAAAGCTTAATTCTGCGTCAAAGGCCTCCGATGAGCTGACGGAGGAAATTATCAAACAACGGAAAATCATCCGTGATACGCAGGATGATGTCAGACGGCTGTCTGATGAATATTCAAAGATGGGTAAGTATTCTCCTAATTCAAAAGCTAAATTAGCTGAACTGAATACGGCTAAAGCGGCCTTGAATGAGCAGAGATATTCCCTTGGCGAGTTACAGGACCAGCAGGCCAGAAACAGACTTGAAGTGAGGAAACTTACAAGAGAGTACAAGGAGTTTTCCAGTGGGACGAACAACGCTGATGAGATAGTAAAATCACTGACGGATTCTTTAAAGCGTACAGCCGCTGAAATCGGTGGACTGGTGGCGATAAAGAAATTCGGCTCCGATGTGATTGAAGCAACCGGAAAGATGCAGCAGTTACAGGTAGCTCTTTCAACCATCCTTCAGGACAAATCAAAAGCGGACCAGCTCATCGCCGATATTGTCCAGTTCGCGGCCAAAACACCATTCAATCTTGACGATGTAGCGACCGGAGCAAAACAGCTTTTGGCTTACGGCTCTTCTGCCGATAATGTCGTGAATGAACTTTCCATGCTTGGAGATGTGGCTTCCGGACTGCAGATTCCTATCGGACAGCTTATTTATCTGTATGGAACACTGCGTACCCAAGGACGTGCCATGACAGTAGACATTCGTCAATTCGCCGGACGAGGTATTCCAATCTACGAAGAACTGGCCAAGGTATTAGGAGTTTCCAAAGACCAGGTAGGTGAACTTGTGAAAGAAGGTAAGGTCGGATTTAAGGAGGTCGAACAGGCCTTCAAAAACATGACATCCGAAGGAGGAAAGTTTGCCAACCTTATGGAAAGTTCCGCCGGGACGTGGCCCCAGCGACTGTCGAATATCGAAGATACCCTCTTCCAGAAGATGAATGAGTTCGGGAACAAGTACAAGGAAGTTTTCGAATTCGGTATCGGTACAGCCGAGGATTTGGTGGAAAGTCTTGATGACGTATTGTCTGTCATGGGCGGACTGATTGCAGCTTACGGAACGTATAAGGCCGCGTTGATTACCGCAGCTGTAGCACAGAAGGCGGTCGGATTCGTTGAAAGTATCCGTCTGATTGGAATGTATAGGAAGGAATTAGGACTTGCTACTGCCGCACAACAGGCTTTCAACCTGGCTTCGAAATCCAATGTATATGTCACTCTGTTGGCTGCGTTAGTAGGGATAGGTACGGCGGTTTATATGTTCACCAAGAGGACAAATGAAGCAGCGGCAGCGCAGGAAACTCTCAATTCGGTTAACAAGAAGGCCGATGAGGAATTTTCCCGGCAGGCCGCTACGGTAGACCGGTTGTCAGACGTATTGAAAAGTGAAACGTCATCCCTTGACCAGAAGAAGAAAGCTCTGTCCGATTTGCAATCCATCATTCCTTCTTACAATGCCAGTCTTGATGAAGAAGGTAAGCTGATAAACAATAATACCGAGGCTATAAAATCCTATTTGGCGCAACTGGAAAAGCAGATACGGATGAAGGCAGCCCAAGAAGAACTTGAAGAACTGTATCGCAAGAAGCGGACTCAAGAAAAGCGGCAGAAAGTTGCCACGGAGAATTACAATGAGGCAAAATCTTTGTACAATTCATCTGTAACAATGACTGGAAGCGCACTACAGAACAAAGGAGTCAATACAGGTGTGACCGTATTCTCCCAAAATAGTGCAGTAAACAATCAGCTCAAAGATAGTGCGAATAAGGCCCAGAAAGAACTGGATTCCGTAAACAAAGAACTCGGCGAAACGGTTTCCGCTATCATAGAATTGGAAAAAGAGATTGAGAAATCTTCTCTATCCGATAAAAAAGAAGCCCAACAGTCTACAATATCCAAAGAAGTAGAAAATGCCACCAAGCGTATCAAGACACTCAATCAAGAGATTGCTGACCTTCGTAGTGGGAAACTGCAGGCAGAAGCTGGTAAGACAGTAGAATCTGCTATAAAGGCAAAGGAAAAAGAGTTACAGAGTGTAGAAAAGACCCTAGAAACACTTACCGGAGTTAGGAATAAGGATGTGTCAAGAGAAAACTCAACAACATCAGCCGGAGGGAAACTGTCAGACTTGGAACGTAAGTTGGCATTAGAACGTGCAAAAGAAGCTGTTGATTTGGAAAATCAGGTTGAGCAAGCACGTATTAATGCTATGGCCGATGGAGGTGAGAAGATACTTGCACAACGTGAGCTGGATAACAAGAAGGAATTACAAGCTATTGACCGGGCCAAGGAAGAGTATATTCAGAAAGAAATTCAAAGACAGAAAGAAATATTCGAGGCAACAGAGGATTTAAAAGCAAAGAAGAATCCTAAATACAAAAAGCGCAGTTTTGATTCTTCCTCTATAAGCGTTGACACCAGTTCATTTGACATCCTGAAAGAAAATACAGACAAACGTCAGGTTCAAGAAGACCTGAATGCACAACGAGAGGCGATGAATGCTTATCTTGCTGAATATGGCACCTATATGCAAAAACGTCAGGCTGTCATTGAACAATACCAAGACAAAATCAATAAGGCTACAACAGAAGGAGAAAAATTATCCTTGGGCAAGCAACGGGATAGTATCTTATCCGGCATTGATGAACAGGCAAATAAGACCACATCTGCCGTGTCTCTGTTGTTTGGAGATATGAAAGATAAGACTCTGAAAGATCTTGAAACAATCAACATGGCCGGACAAAAAGCATTAGAGTTTCTGAAATCCGGCCAATGGGATGAAACTACAGGAAAGTCACTTGGGATAACCAAAGAGAACTTCAATGTTTGGAGTAATGATCCGGAAAAAATTAAAGCCATTTCGGACGCGTTGGTTAATAATCGGGAAGCTGTAGATAACCTCCAGCCTGCTTATAAGAAAGTTGCAGTAGGCATAAGAGAAGCGTTTGATGCCGGAGATGACAGCAAGAAACTAGAAGAAGCTCTTGCGAGAATCAAGGATGGAATGAATGATATTATGCAGGTTGGTTCATTTTTATCTGATACATTCTCCTCTCTTGGTGAAGCATTCGGTTCCGATGCTTTAAAGGGTGTTGCTGATGGGATAAATGTAGCTATGGATGCAGCAAATTCTGCCATGCAAGGAGCACAAGCAGGCGCTATATTCGGCCCAATAGGAGCCGCTGCCGGTGCTGCCATAGGGCTTGTAGGTTCGCTCGCTTCTTCCATTGCAAAGATACATGATGCAAAGAATGAAAAACGCATTCAGGATTTACAAGAGCAGATTGACTTATTGAGCCGTTCTTACGATAAGCTGGGAGAGTCTATAGAAAAGGCATATTCAAAGAATGCTTCTAATTTGATTAATCAGCAAAACAAATTACTAGAACAGCAGAAAGTTCTCATCCAACAGCAAATCAGGGAGGAGCAGGATAAAAAGAAAACTGATAATGAACGCATCAAGGAATGGCAACAGCAGATAGAAGATATCAACGAATTGATAGAAAACAATAAAGAAGCTGCAGTTGATGCAATCTTCGGAGAGGATCTGAAATCAGCTATTGATAACTTCGCATCCGCTTATGCAGAGGCTTGGACAAATGGTGAAAATAAGGCAGAGTCCGCAAAGGAGATGGTAAAGAACATGATGCGCCAGATGGTTACCGAGTCTATAAAAGCAGCCACCCAATCATCCGGTGCTATGGAAAGGATAAGGCAGAAACTGCAAGAGTTTTATGCAGACAATGTTCTTTCTTCTTGGGAACAGGATTATATCTACAACATGGCCGAAGAATTACAGAAAGAACTTGACAAGCAATTTGGATGGGCCGATAGTATTATGAAGGATGATAGCAGCAAACAGCAAAATGCGTCAAGTAAAGGTTTTACCACTATGTCTCAAGAAAGTGCAAACGAACTTAATGGTAGGTTTACTGCTGTTTATGAATCAAATCTCAGAATAGAAGCTACAGAGCAGCAACAGACGGTAGCCATTACTGAATTAAGAGGCTCCATCGGTTCCTTGACATCACAAGTAACTGGTCTGTACAACATCGCCGACGAGACACGTACCATCCTGGCCAATTCCTATCTGGAGTTACAGCAAATCAGAGAAAATACAGGCGAGATAATTAAACCCATTAAACAGATACAAACAGATATAGCAGAAGTCAAACGTAATACATCAAGATTATGATAGAGGTAAAGGATATTTTAAATAAGGCTATCGGATTGGGTGCATGTTCTCAATCCGGTAAGGCAACAGACTGGAAAAGTTTAGTATGGCTATTCTTTTCACCACAAGGCTGTGAATTTTGCCGTGGTAATAATTACCCATCACTGGAGATGTTTCGCACCATGAAAGGCAATGTAGAGTCATTCGGAGTACATATAGAGGAGGATGTGAAAGCTGTAAACGAAAATAAGGCAATAATCGGTGGTACTGCCCAATTGACTTATCATGGCACAGATAAGGCCTATAAGGTTATTCTTATGCATGGCGGCAATGCATGCATTAAAGTGGGTAATTATGCAGTGGTACGTATTGAGAATATAAGTGGTAATTATGAGATTATTAACGATGGAACAGGAAAGGTATTAATATGAATGGAGATTTGATTATTAACGGAAAAGATGCCTGGACAACATGGGGCGTACGCATGGGAAACGGCTTCCTTGACAGTATTGACGGTTTCAATGAGATGAAAAACTATATCGAGAATGAAAGCCGATTAGAGCATGGGAAACGTGTTATAACGGATAATGCGAAGGTGGCATCACGTGAAATTACTTTGCAATTTACGATTGAAGGAAATTCGGAGAACGACTATCGGACAAAGAAGAAATCTTTTCAGGCTGAACTGGAAAAAGGTGCAGTAAACATCAAAGTCCCGACTCTCGGAAATGAAGTTTACAAGCTGGTTTACCTAGGGAAAAGTCTGTCCTATGGACTAAGTCCTGATCGTTGTTTTGGCAAGGTTTCAGGGAAATTTTGCGAACCAAACCCGATGGGTAGAAGCGAATAACGAACATTTCTTTTATTGTTTCGAATGGAAGTCTTGATTTTTAGGGCTTCCATTTTCTATTTATGAACTTTGGGGATATGATTGAAATTAAGGACATATCTGGAAAGACAAGGTTTTCTACCCCCATTAATAAAGGGGCAAAGGGAAAGTTCACACTAATGAAAGAGGACTACATCATCCTCCCATTTTCTGTGCCATCTCCCATACCGTTCAAGCTGGGTGACTACGTAGATCTGTCTGGCGTATTGGATGAATCACTCGGTGGAAAGCTGGCGAAAATCTATGAGATAACAGACCTTCAGAAGCCAACCTATAACACTTCCACCGGAGGGTATGACTACGAGCTTAAGATGAACGCCTACTACTGGAAATGGAAAAATAAAATCTTCAAATATACACCAGAACAAGCTGGTGGTGAGGCTTCTTGGTCGCTTACAGCGGCATTAGACGTTCAGTTAGGGGTACTCCTTCGTAATTTGAAAGCGCTAGGGTATACCTATAAAGGGACGGATTTTACATTTAGCATAGATGATACAGTGGAGAACAAGGCCGTAGCGATGACGTATGATAACATAAATCTGCTAGATGCCCTATTCTCCATGGCGGGTGAGGATAAGTGGAACTGCGATTGCTGGATCACGGATAACGTAATTCATTTTGGGCGAAATGAGTTCGGTGATGCCGTGAAAATAGAGCGAGGAGTTGAAGCGTCAGACATCACTCGCAGCGAAAGTGAGGGCACTTATGCCACCCGTATCTATGCGTTTGGTTCTACTAAAAATATTCCTACAAACTACCGGCCTACCGACGAGCAAGTGGTAATCAATGGAATAGTCCAGAAACGGCTTATGCTTCCGGCTGACACTCCTTATATAGACGCATACGAAGGCATGTCACAGGAAGAAGCTATCGAGGATGTGGTTGTTTTCGACGATGTCTATCCTCGCCAGGTTGGTACCCTTTCCGATGTACACACCCGTACTGAGAAAGTAGAGAGTGAGGATGGCACCAAGGAAACCGTCACCTATTATCGTTACAAAGATAGTGGACTTACATTCAAGGAAGAGTATATTATCGAAGGACAGGAGCTTCAGATCACCTTCCAATCTGGTAAACTGAACGGCATGGCGTTCGGTGTAATTTTCAATCCTGATCCCAAAGATGAGAGTAGGGGCGAACAACTTTGGGAGATAGTAAGAAATGAGAACTACGGCCGCCCTTTGCCAGATGATATGATGTATCCTGCAAACGGTGACAAGTATATCCTTTCTGGATTTAACATCCAGCTTGTATCAGATCAGTATATCCCGGAGGCTGAGCAAGAGCTGAAAGATAAAGCACAGAAATATGCTGAGAAGGTAAAGAAGGATGACGGTACCTATCCGGTAACATTAAGAAGTGATTGGGTGCATGAAGATTTGATTTCACGCACATTCGAGTTCGGGCAGAGAATCAATCTGGTTGACGATACCTATTTTGAGAACGGACGTATCTCACGTGTCTTGGGATGGGAAATGAGTCTTGATGTTCCTTGGGATTCGCCTGTTTATACGATAGGTGAGAGTATGCCTTATTCTCGTATTGGAGAAATTGAAGATAAAGTTGATGCACTGACCTATAAGGGACAGGTATATACAGGAAACGGAAGTGGTAGCGTATATGTTATCAAAGTAAATGATTCAACTCCCCCTTCAGATAGTAATGTGTTTTCTGCTCTCAGATCATTGAAAATGTTTCTTCGGAAAGATCAGCAAGATGAAACGAATTACCTTCTTTCATTGCTTGGTGGAATCTTGGTTAGTAAAACAGCAAAATTCGGTAATTTCATTACAGGTGTTTCTGGTGGTATGATAGACGAAGAAGGGAATATGGAAATGGAATCAGGCTATTTTCGTAAACGATTATTTGTTCCGGAAATAGCTTATAATCGCATTACATATTTCAAAGGACGTGCTGTTATATCTCCCGGGGGCGGTTGCAAAGTAAAGTCATATATAAAGAATGATGATGGAAGTTTTACGGTTATACCAGACTTGACAGAAGCGGACGGACTGAGCCAGTTTGTTGATGACATTCTGTCTGCTTTCTTTACAACAAAAAATGAAGAAGGAAAACTTACTGGTTTTGCGCAAATGCAGTTTCGCGTGACAGAAGCCGACTATGATGCAAAAACATTCAAAATGGTAAATCGTCCCGGGAACAACTACGAACCGGGTGAGGAAATGATACTGGCACAAACGGGGAACTTTACAGACCTAGACCGCCAAACATACATTCTGTTTGATACCCTGAACGGAAACAATTGTATCACTTTTTACGATCATGCCAATACTTGGGATCCGGAACCTTCTCAAATGCCTTCTTGGTTCGGAAAGAAAAAGGGTATGAAAGTACAGGGGTTTGACTGTGGCAACTATTCGGCTGTCTTGCAGAATATCCTGATGACCGGTCTTATATTCCAGACGGATACCATTACCGGTCAGCCGATTCGGGTTCCTCTTGACAAAGGGGCATGGGAGGCTGGGCCACATGCTTATTTTGATAGAGTATCCCATAATGGTTCATTATGGCTATGCATCAATCCGGAAGGTACAGAGTCAGAACCTGCTGATAATAATCCGGATTGGCTGAAGCAGGTTGCAGAAGGTCAGCGTGGCTTACAGGGACTTCAGGGACCGAAAGGAGAACAAGGTATACAAGGCCCTGCTGGAGCAGATGGTCGCAGTTCCTATTTTCACATAAAGTACTCGCACTTACAGAATCCTGTCAAGCCGACTGATATATCCGATACACCTAATGACTATATCGGCACGTATGTTGATTTCTCAGAGGATGACAGTACCGATCCGGCTGCTTATACATGGGCACGCTTTAAAGGATTGCAAGGGGCCAAAGGTGATCAGGGCATACCGGGTACAAATGGCGCTAACGGTCAAACCTCTTATCTGCACATTAAATACTCTGATGATGGAGGTTCAACATTTACCGGCAACAATGGAGAATTGCCGGGTGCCTATATCGGACAGTATGTAGATTTCACACAGGCTGATAGCTCAGATCCCAAGAAATATACATGGAGCAAGATTCAGGGTGAGCAGGGACCGCGTGGCCTTCAGGGGCTTCAGGGTGAAAAGGGCGAGCAGGGTATCCCGGGGCCAAAAGGTGAAACCGGGGCTACAGGAGCAGCTGGTAAAACCTCTTATTTCCATATTAAATATTCTAATGACGGGGGTAAGACCTTTACTGGTAATAATGGCGAGGATGTAGGAGACTGGATGGGTACATATGTCGATTTTACACAATCCGACAGTGGCAGTGTTTCTGCATATAAATGGATGAAGACAAAAGGTGCACAGGGTGCAAAAGGTGACCAGGGTATTCCGGGAACAAACGGGACGAATGGGCAGACATCTTATTTGCACATCGCTTATGCCAACTCTGCAGATGGTTCTTCGGGCTTCAGTACCAGCGATTCAACCAATAAACTTTATATCGGCCAATATACAGATTTTACACAGGCAGATAGTAACGATTACAAGAAGTATTCCTGGAGTAGAATCAAGGGTGACAAGGGAGACAAGGGTGATAAAGGAGACACGGGACCTCAGGGCGCCAAAGGGGATAAAGGTGATACGGGGCCTACCGGCTCCCAAGGCATTCCCGGTACATCATCATATTTCCATGTAAAGTATTCGGCAAACTCAAATGGTAATCCGATGAGTGATATTCCGAACACCTATATAGGTACGGCTGTAACACAAAGTTCCACAGCACCTACATCTTACACTTCCTACAAATGGGCAAGATTTCAGGGTGCACAAGGGCCTAAGGGTGATCAGGGTATTCAAGGACCTGCGGGAGCCAATGGTAAAACTTCTTATCTGCACATTAAATATTCCAATGATGGCGGCAAGAGTTTTACAGCCAACAACGGAGAAACTCCCGGTGCTTATATCGGGCAGTATGTAGATTTTACACAGGCTGATAGCAGCAGTGTTTCTTCTTACACATGGACTAAGGTTAAGGGAGATAAAGGTGACAAAGGAGATACCGGATCTGCCGGTGTAGGCGTTAAATCGGTAGATGTTCTGTATTATATGTCCACATCAGCAACTTCATTGTCAGGTGGTAGCTGGCAGACAACTTCCCCGGAATGGGTTAACGGCAAATACATGTGGTCGAAGACAAAAGTCACTTATACGGATGAAACGACAAAGGAAACAGCTCCCGTATGTATAACCGGAGCGAAGGGTAATACAGGAGCAACCGGCAATACAGGTGCGGCAGGCAAAGGAGTGAAATCGATTGTTGAAGAATATTATCTGTCTGCTTCTTCGTCCTCGACAACAGGAGGAAGCTGGTCAACAACAGTTCCGGCATGGCAAAACGGGAAATACATGTGGACACGTTCCGTTATCACTTATACGGATAACTCCAAAACCACAACAAACGCAGTATGTGTGAGCGGTTCCAAAGGTGACAAGGGAGATAAGGGGAATACCGGTGCAACAGGTCCGCAGGGGCCTCAAGGTCCCCAAGGTCCTCAAGGTACACCCGGACAGAATGGTACTCCCGGTGCCAGCTTTATCCCATGCGGAGCATGGATTTCAGGCAATGTTCCTTACAAGAAAAACTCAGCGGTAGAATTTGCTGAGAATGCTTTTGTAGCACTGCGTGATACCAGTGCACCACCGTATGCCATTGCTAAATACAATAATGGTAATTATGTCCGTACACCACAGGGATATCTTTTGGCTGGAACTCCATCAACAAACACACTGCATCCCGACTGGCAGCGACTCACTAATATTGAGCCACCGACATTATACTGGTTGGATAGTTCATGCAGTTCAATAGCTTATACATCGACTGGCAGTATGTCTCCGTCAGCTTTTACCGTCAGTTGCAAGAAAAACCGTAACGGAGTTGTTGGTAAGTGTGCCGAATTGTGGTTGGTTGCAAGAAAATATGACGGTTCCTGGCGCTCTCATGCCGGTCCGGTGCAGTCGGCTTCCATCTCTGTTCCGGCGGCTTCCGGCTGCACACAGTTTGCAGTCCGTGCTTATTGGTCATCCTCGGAAGCTAATGCCTGGTCAGACAATTATGTGGCAGAAATAGGAATCGGAGTAGCGGAGGCAGGTGCTACTGGGGCTACGGGGGCTTTTCCACGTGATCGTGGCCCATGGCGTTCGGGAGAATCATACGAGTGGAGTGCAGACTATCGTGACAAGGTAATACATCCTTTTAACGGGGTTTATTATAACTTCCTTGTTCGTACTCAAGGCTCGACTGTTACGGATGCGCCGACATCAGCTAACGGCGATGATAACTGGGAAGCAATGAACAAGCTGGTGAATATTGCCACCGATACATTGTTTTCTGACGGAGCCAATGTCGCAGGGTTTATGTTTAGTGGAGGTGTGATGAAATCACAACAGTCAACAAATGGAGTTGCAAACATGATCCTGAATGGGAATACCGGGTATTTCCATTGTGTCAATGCCGAGATTACAGGTAAATTTATAGGTAATATATCCGCAGACTCCGGAACTATCGGAGGATTCTCAATCGGTGCAAAGAGTCTGAGTAATCTGGCTGCAGATGTGTCTCTCAGCATTGGCAACTATAACAACAGTTCAACCAAATTATTTTCAGTTAACCGGGGTACAAGTGCAATGCTTCAGGTACGACACGATAGTGGAATCTGTATCAGTGCTGAAACTTACGGTTCATCTGATTCTATTGCGATCAAGGCACGCTGTAATGCATCCGGATATGGGCAGGCTATTCAGGCGTATGGAAATGTCTCGCTGTTGGCTAGAAGTACGGAAAAAACCAGAATTAATGGTGTTGTTGTCAACACACGACGAATAACATCATCTGCAACCATCAATGCGAACGATGACTTTCTCATTTTTGGTAACTCTGGGAATATCACAGTCACCATGCCGAGTACATCTGCTTCACCTGCTGGGAAAATTCTCTACATGAAGAGAGTTTCCGGTAAAGGAGCTATAACCTTATCCGGTTCATTCCGCAATCCCAATAATTCCGGAGGAGCAAGCTCTCTGGTTATAAATGATGATGTATCCAGATTTTTTGTACGGGATGATCAGGGATATTGGGTTCAATATACCTGTGGTTAATCATAATTTTTAATATCAGCTATATGAAGAAAGTAAACTTTAAAAAAATGCGATTCTGGTCTGGTATCGACCATACTCAAAAGCTGGAACAGGATGTTCGGCTTGACTTGGCCAATCTGATATATCGGTATGGTGATATACGAGGGATGGATTTAGCCCTTCGTATTTACCATTCTGATGGAGATATAGAACTTTCAGATGATGAGTTCACATATTTACAGAGTTTTGTATCTGGACACTGTTCGCCACAGATGGTAGAAGCTATGCAGGAATTATAAAATATCATTTAATAACCATTTAAAAAAATTACAATTATGGCAGATCAATTCGAAAACCAGTTACCACAGAAAAGTGACGCAAAATGGGTACGTGCATTAGATGCTTCCGGCAACCCAATTTTAATCAGCAAAGAAGACCTCGCATCAGTTGTGGGAGGACTATTATCATGCGTACGATACTCTTATGTTACACGCAAGGAAACATTAGATGAAGGTTTAACATCAACATCCAATAGACTTGTTATGTTTGTTTCCAGCTATTTACAGAGCATAACACCTACTGCTAATTATATTGCAGGACTAGCTATTAGATTCTATAATATTGAAACAGAAAGGCAGTTCGCTTTTGATTATGCAGGTAACATTTATACCCGAATGAAAAATCTTCCTAATGGAGAATGGACTAATTGGGAAAGAAAAACAACCTAAAAGTTTTTCCACTCAGACCATTCATTTTTATTGTTTGAGGTTTTAATTCTAAATCGATAGATTCCATTGCCGAAGGGATGAGCATAAAACTGAACAATACCACCAGCTCCACCAAATGACCGGAATACAATCAGTGTTCCATAAGTATCGTTGGCTGGAATTATAGTATATATTCCGTTCTCGGTAATTTCATTCATAGGATCTGTCGAATCTCTAGATGGAATATTTATTCCTCCCTTAGTTTTCAGCACTAATGAAATACCGATTAGTCCTCCCACCAGTGAAAACCGGTTTACAAACGTAAGGCTTTCTGTACGAGTGGGAGGACTAATCGGTGTTTCTAATTCAGAAAATAATGGTTTGATGCCAGCAGGCTTATTTATTAAGCATCCATACACGGTTTATTTAGATCCCCAACAAAGCTTTGAAATTACCGATGTTAATGGCTTTGTTGGTATTCGAGATGGTTATTCTTTTGGTGGAATCGTTCTCTTTTTCTGTACTTTTGGACAAGTACAACAGATAAAGACTGGTACTTATGGTGGGATTTCTTTAACTTTTAAAGACTCCACTACTCTTATACTAAAAAATACATCTAGTAACAGGAGAGGTTATCAGATTTTCTATCAGCAAATCTTTTTCTAAAAGATACTATGCCAATCTGTCCATTTCATTGAACTTCCTGACAATATATATGATCGCACATAAACACTACCATAAAATATATCCGATACAAATTGAATACATCCTTGATCCGCTTTAAAATTCAGAAATGGTCCTATATGGTTATCTACATTTGAAGACTGCCCGTCTGCATAATAAAAACCTGAATCTGTTATTCTATTCGCATCTAACTTGATTCGGCCACGATATTCAAAAGGGAAAGACATAAGTCCTCCCACTCGTTAAGAAAACCATACTCCTGTAAATTGGTTTTCACATGTGGGAGGACTAATACCAACAGCTAG